AACGCTAAGACGGATAGATGTATAGCGGCCGAGCCTACTGGAAATTCATTCCTCCAGCAAGGCGTAGGTCGCTTCATCCGTCGTCGTTTAAAGGCCTTTGGTGTCGACCTCGACGATCAGTCGAGGAACCAGGAATTCGCGCGCGAAGCGTTGAAACTTGGTCTAGCAACGATAGATCTGTCGTCTGCTAGTGACACCATCGCTACCGAACTTGTCTTCCATCTGCTCCCGCTCGACTGGGCCCACTACCTGGATGCTATCCGTTCTCCTGAGACTTTTGTCAAAGGCGAATGGATTAGAACTGAAAAGTTTGCATCAATGGGAAATGGGTTCTGCTTCGAGTTAGAGTCTCTCCTATTCTGGGCTCTTATGAGTTCCATGGAGGAGGACTCCGGGCGCGTAGACCTCGTATCGGTTTACGGTGACGATATTATCGTCCCTGTGGACTTGTATGAGACAGCGGAAGTTGTCCTTTCGTTTGTTGGTTTCACCTTGAATCCAGAGAAAAGCCATGCCACTGGTCTCTTTCGAGAATCCTGCGGCAAACACTTTTTCAATGGGGTTGATGTGACACCAGTCTACCAGAAGGAGTGTTTGACACACCCTTCTGAGCTGATCCGCGCTTATAACAGACTCTTTCGTTTATTTAGGAGGATGAGTTGGCCTTGGCCGAGGAAAGCTCTTAGAGCTTTCCAGGATTTTTATCCGCTCAAACCGTTACCGCTCATACCTTATCCGGTAGAAGGCGATGACGGCTTCCTAGATGACGAAAGTAAGTTTGTGGCTGATCCAGTCTACGGCTACCGTTGCCGTGTATTGGTGTACTCGGAGCAATATAAAGGTTGCAACGAGGCAGCTATGCTGCAGGATCGATTGAGAACTATCGGACGTCAGTTCGATAGGCGATCCTTCGCTAACCCGCTCCCAAGCGGTCATTGCGCTGTATCGTCTCAATCCGGAAGGTGGCGCACTCGCGTGCGCTACATACAAGTCGCCGCGGTGCGGGGTTTCCCCGCATCCGATTGGCTTCCAGTCTAACGGACTGTTGGAGGGGCT